AGCCACGCCGCCACCTCGCGGATTGCGGCGCGGGCTTCCTGGCCATACGACTCTTCAGGGGCAAAGCAACCTTTGTGCGCAATGCGTAGCGCCACCCTCTCCGCCAGCCCACCAGGCCGGGCCTCGGTATTGGCCGGTGCGGCGAGCTGGCCAATACGTGCCGATGCCTCTAGCGCCTCGACGCGGGCGCGGAGTTCAAGGATGGTGTTGTCGTACTCGGGAGCGCTCTGCTCCTCAAGCGCTGCCCACTGCTCAGGCGTGGCGCGGTGTTGGTCGGTCATGCCGCCTCCTGTGCAACGGACTGCAGCCACTCAATGGCGTCGTCCTTCTTGTCGTAGAAGTGCTCAGCAGCATCAACGCCTAACAGCAGCAATCCAGCCATGTGTGGGCCATGAAGTTTCTCCAAGACTTCACCTAGCGGTCCAGCCTGGTGAATAGCCCACCCTGCCAGGCAATGAGTAGTACCGCACTCGTTATGCCAGTTTGTCATGTGAAGGTTTTGAGGGTTGGACAGCACTTCACTGGCAACCGCACGCAGCCGCTGCAGATGATCTGCAGCGATTGGCAACCCCTTGGCGTCGCTCAGAATGGCGCCGCGCAGCTTGGCGCCGCTCAGATTGGCGCCGTACAGATTGGCGCCGCTCAGATTGGCGCCGCTCAGATTGGCGCCGTACAGATTGGCGCCGCGCAGATTGGCGCCGTACAGATTGGCGCCGCGCAGAATGGCGCCGCGCAGAATGGCGCCGTACAGAATGGCGCCGCGCAGAATGGCGCGGATGCCAGTTGAATCATTGGCACGCCATAGCTCGTGCAGGCGAAGCGTTTCGCTGGTTTGGCTGTCAGTCATGGACGTGTCTCTGTGGTGGGGTGAAGGGGTGCTGCCGGATTGGGTGCGGCTCCGGCGGGCCGTTGCGTTCAGGCTGCTACCAGCCGTCGCGCCGTGGTCTGGCTGCAGCCGAGGCGCTCTGCAATCACGCGGTACGTCATCCCCCCGCGGCGCCAGCGCCGGGCGCGTTGCTGACGGGATTCTGTCAGCCACAGCAGCAGGATCAGCGGGAACAGCAGCAGAACCAGAATGGTGCAGGTGATCGTGGTCATGGAACGAATGGCGAGTGGATGGCCAGCGCCGCGCTCGGGCTGCTGACCTTGCAATCCTACCGCTTAGGTTCCGGTTCTGCACCCTAATCCGTCCAACCAATCCGCCACCGAGCTGGATCCACCGTGTCTCTCGCGCAGCACCTGCCCCAGCTCTGCAGCCACGTTGCGGGCAACAGCGGTGCAGGTCTGGCACGGCTCAGGGCACCGACTGGGCATCGGGCAGGCGGCGTGCGCCAGGCGGGTGGACAGCGGCACCGGGTAGCGCCGCCGCTGCTCACTGGTGGCGGGTGCTGCGGCGATCCGCGCCAGGGCCTGCTGGGTGGCAGTGGTGAGGGTGATCATGGCTGTGCTCCGTCGTGTTTGACGAACCGCTCCTGATCCGGTCCGCGGAATCGATCATCTGCGCCCCATCCATTCCGCTGGTATTCCATCAGGAACAGCAGGCAGCAGCCGGCGTGCGCCAGGTGGCTCATGCCAGTTTCAGGGTCCAGGTCCTCGCCGCGCCACCAGGCGAACAGGTGCCGCAGCAGCGCCGCGTAGTACCGGCCCCAGCGGGCGCCACGGCACCAGTTGTTATCCTCGTACTTCGCGGCGCCGTAGGTGAGCACCTCGGCGATCTGCTCTATCGCGGCACTGGGCAGCAGCTCAAGCCGGGGCTTAGTGGCACTCTCGGCGGACTTGCGACACTCGCCGGTGGGTTCGTCGAACGGGTGGGTGATCTGATCAGGCATCACGGCATCCAAGGATGTAGTCGTGGTAGTTGAAGAACTGCGCATCAGCGGGTGGTGGTGCTGACGGCTCCCATTCAGCGCGAGCATCGTTCCACTCGCGCCAGCAGCCGACGTAGGCCCACTCACGATCGCCGTGCGTGGCGTGGTCCAGGTGCGGGCGTGTCATGCGCTCTGAAGGTCAAACAGCGACGCAGCGTTGCCCTCGGCCTGCTCCAGAAACTTGGCGGCTTGACGGGCGTATTCCGGCTTCAGCTCAATGCCGACGTACTTGCGACCCATCTTCACGGCCTGGTATCCGGTGCTGCCAATGCCGTTGAACGGATCCAGCACAACGTCGCCGGGGTTGCTGTAAAGCGTGATGCAGCGTTCGATCAGGTCCAAGGGCATTGGGCAGATGTGCTTTTCGTCTTTGTCACCCTTGAACCGGGAATTAAGCACCTTCGTTTGAATCGTGTCCATCCACACTGGCGATGCCCAGTGCTGCCACTGATCCAACGAAAACTCATCGCGGCTGTGAGTAACCGGCTCGCCGACATTCTTGCCCCGAGAATCCTTGCGCATCACAAGGATGTATTCAGGCATGCCCATGGCGCTCACCCGACTGTTTTCGCGGATGTTTTTGTAAAGCAACCGCTCGTGTTTGGTTTTCTGCATCTCTCGCACCGGATCGCGCCAGATCGTCACCCGTGCCCTCAGGCAGAATCCCACCTTGCGGTAGTTGGCGCTGGCGGCATCGCTGAACGGGAACAGTCCGCCTTCTCCTGTCTCTGATGAGTTCTGATAAAAAACCGTATCCTTGACGTGATCACAGATCACAGCGCCAGGCTTCATCACGCGGAACAGCTCACGGGCCATCCACTGGTGATGCTCCAAAAACTCGTCATGAGAGGCCGAGTTGCCCATATCTCGCTCGGAATCGCTGTAGATGTAGAGAGAGCTGAATGGCGACGAAAACACCGCGCAATCAACGCTCTCATCAGGCAGCCCCGAAAGGATCTCGACGCAATCGGCGTTGTAGACGGCCCAGTTGTTGCCTTCGTAGGTGGGTTTCATTGCAGGAATGACGGAAGGATGATTGAAGTGGCCGATCCGTAGGCGCGTCGCAGTGTTGCCTCTTGCTGCATCGCCACCATTGAGCCGGCCATGGCGCGTTTCATGCGCAGGTGATCGGCGGCCTTGCGCTGGACGTTGTTCCAGATGCTGGTTTCCGTGTCGCTGATGATCACGTGGCAGGTAACAGGTTGTGTCTGCCCGAATCGCCACGCACGCCGCACGGCCTGGTAGTGCTGCTCATAGCTGTGGCTAACGCTGGCAAAGATCACGGTGTTGGCGTGCTGCCAGTTCAGGCCCAAGCCGGCCAGCTTGGGCTTCGACACGATCACCCGGCGTTCGCCAAAGGTGAACGCGTCAAGGGCGGCCACCTTCTCATCAAGCGACATTGAGCCGTATACCTCGATTGCGTCAGTGATAGACGCAGCCAGCGCCGATGATTCGTCGTTGGTTTCGCACCACACGATCACCGGCCCGGTCTCAGCGTTGGCGATTGCTGCAGCCTTGGCTACTCGATCTTCCATCGTGAGGCGCTTCTCACGGTGGATGGTGGTAGCGCTGCCATCGGGGATCCTGAAAAGCAGCCCCTCGGGAACCTCTTGGGTTATATCGGCGCTGATCGTGTGCAGCTCGTAGTTGAGCGGCGGCAAGATAAATCCGTCGTCATTACCACCGAGATCAGATGGGAGCGTGGCGGCCCTGGCCCAGCTGGCGACCCACCGCCAGAACGACTCCCGAGCGTGCCCCTTGAGGCGATAGCCACCCATGGTGGTCTGATCGGAAATGAACCACCGGGAGAGCATCTCCGGCCCTGGCATGACGCCCAGGAACTCGGCGTGCTGGCCGATCTCCATGTGATCGTTTGGCGCCGGCGTGGCAGTGGCCGCGAGCCGGTAAGGCGTCTCGCTGAACGCCTCACACAGCATCCGCTTGGTCGGGCCGGTGAACGACTTGAGGATGCTGCTCTCATCCAGAACCACGCCACCGAACACGGCGCAGTCGAGCTTCGGCAGTCGTTCGTAGTTGGCGATGTTCACGCCAGGTCCAACATCGGACTGCTCCCGGACAATGCGGGCTTCAATGCCGACCGCTGCGCACTCCCGCACCATCTGACGCGCTACCGCCAGCGGTGTAAGGATCAGCGATGGCCGGTCGCTGGCAGCAGCAAACTCAGCAGCAGCTGCCGCCTCCACGCGAGACTTGCCCAGGCCGGTGTCCAAGAACGCGGCGGATCGGCCTTTCTCGCAGGCGAACTGCAATGTTGCCTGCTGGTGGGGAAACAGATCCCATTGGCCCTGTGGCTGGAATCCATAGGACTGAGCAGCGGTTCCCTTGGATGCAATGAACTCGCGGTAGCGCTGGATCGTGGTGGTCACCGCCGCACCTCCCGGCGCAAGGGGCCCACGCGGAAGAACAGGTAGCCCGGCTCAGCACGGTCGCCGGCCTCGTACTCCAGCAGGTCGTAGCGTTGCAGCTCGCCCAGCAGCTTGCTCAGGTAGGGCTGGTTGCTGATCTCCAGCGCGTCCATCAGCTGCTGTGCTGTGAGCCGCTCAGTGGGCTTCGGCGCCAGCTGGGCCAGCGCCAGGCAGGCGATGATCGCTCGGTTCGGAATCCGCTGGCGATGCGCCAGCAGGTGAGCAACCAGATCACCCATGGTCCACCTCCCGCATGTGGGCCTCGACGATCGCAAGCAGCGTCCGGGGCACGCCGGGGTGGGCCGGCACCCACCGCGCAGGGTCCCACCCACGGCCGTTCCACCGGGCGGTCTGATCCAGCAGCTTCCGCCTCTGGCCCTGCTTGATGAACCGCACCAACATGGGGTCCGTGACGCCATCTGGCTGCTGCACAACCGTCCACCTGGGGCCCAGGTCGTAGGGGTGCGTGTCGGCGTGGATCAGCGTCACCCCTCCACCTCCAGCAGCTTTTCCCGCAGCGTTCGCAGTGACACTGCGTTCAACCCACCACGACCCAACGTCTCCATCTGCAGGTCGATCAGTGCTGTGATACGACCTCGTTCGTTCATTGCTCCCTGCTGCCAGGCAGCCTGCACTGCAGACTCCTGGCTCAACTGTTCAGCAGCCTGCGCTAGTGCTGCTTCGCGTTCCTGCAACGCTTCACGATCAGCCGCCAGCTCTGCCAGCAGCTGATCAATCGTTTGGCGCACCTCGGTGATCGCGTCCATCGCTCAGAACGGCACGTCGTCTTCGTCGATGTCGCCACCCAGCGGTGCGCTGTTCCACGCTGGTGTCGCCGGCTGTGCTGCTGCCGCTGCAGGCTGCTGCTGCTGCTGACCCTGACCCTGACCGGGCTTGGCCAAGACCTGCCAGTGCTCCACCGTCAGCACCAATGCGTGACGCTTCTCCCCCGTGTTCCGGTCGTCCCAGCTCTCCGTCTTCACGCGGCCAACCACGTCGAGCAGGTCACCTTTGCCCGCAGCATCAGCAAACTCCTGCGCCTTCTCGTTCCACAGTTCCAACTTGAAGCTGTACGGCTTCTGGCCGTCATCCCGTTTCTGGCCGGGCTTGTTCACCAGCAACCGGGCGTTGCACACGCTGGCGCCGGACTGAAAAAACCGCATCTCAGGGTCGGCACCAAGCCGCCCGATGAACTGCCATTGGTTGCACTGAATCAGCTGAGTGAGAAGTTCGTTCATGGTCGTGGTGGGAATGTGGATGTGGACCGCCTGCCGTCAAGCGGACCAGGCAGCAGGCAGGTCGTCAGGGTCATCGATCGGGTCGGCATCAGCAGCCTCAGCGGCGGCGTTGCAGCGCGCCACGGTCTCCGGGCTGACGCCAGACTTGGCCAGGCGGGCGAGCAGGTTCTGCGGCAGCTGATGAAGGTGCTGTGCTTCGCCCTTGCTGACCTCATCAATGAACACGGCCAGGCCCTCAGGCGTCAGACCACGGGCATAGGCAGCTTCTGCGGCGGCCGGCACCAGCTCATCGACGGTGGAGAGGATGCGCGGTGCCGGGCG